ATGTAAGAAATAATAACTGTGGTTATAGTAACTATCAATTAAACAAATGTAAAATGAGTAAACGCTATTATAAATATCCAAACGGTAGATTGCATGAGTTTGATACTAAAGAGCGTATACTAATACCAAGAGAACAAGACAGACTAGAGTATTTAATAAGCTATTGTCTTAAAAATTATTACATTAAACAAGCAAATGAATTACAATGAGATTATTTAAAAGAAAATTAGGACAAGACGAAAAACTATTAAGAAATATAGAGTTATACGAGCAAAAACAAATTACAAAACAAATACGAATAAAGTCGGATAATAATAATAACAAAAATAAAATAAAATGTCAGAAAACAAAGAACTGTTAGAAGCTACAGTAAAAGGCTTACAAGAAAAAATAGGTCAATTAAATATGGACTTAAAGTCTAAACAGCAAGAGTTAGAAGATGTTAATAAACCAGAAATAACATCATCACAAATGGACGTGATTAACGACGCAGTAAATTCAGAGTTAGAAAGTTATGACTTTGATTGCGGTATGTTTGACTATGAGTTTGAACTAGATTATGATAACAAAATAACACTCAGCAACTTATCATTCACTGATACATATGAATTACAAGAAGCTATAATGATGAATATTACTAAACAATTTAAATTAATACAAGATGAAAAAACTAACCAGTAAAAAAGTAAAAGACTATATGTCTTACAGAACACCAGATGAACTAACGCATTGCCCAGAAGCTATTGCTGCCGCGTGTAATGATATAGCTGAGTATAACTACAGTAATCACTTTGCAAAAGCAGCTGACGCACTAGACTACATGAGATTATTATTCTTCAACGACCCTATTAAAGGCATGTTTACACATAGCTATGGTTTTCACACAGCAACAGGTA